GATCCTGTACGCAGAGCCTATGAGCTTGTTCACAGGGACGAGATCATGGGTGGAGCGATGCAATATGCGGTACAGCAAACACAGCAGAAGATCTCAAACAGCATCCAATCCGGCATGGCTCGTCCGCAGGAGAATGGTACAAACCAGGTAGCCGCAGGCGCACCAACAGCACTTGATCCGAGTAAGCTTACCAAAGAACAATTCGAGGACATTAAAAAACGAGCTGCTCGGGGAGAAAGGATAACATTCTAATCTTCGAGTAGATACCGGCAGCACAGAACATGCGTGTTGTCGCTAACCTTCAAAAGTTAAAGGAGATTATTATGGAAAAGGAGCTTATTTTCAACCTTCAGCTTTTTGCTGATCCTAACACACAGACAACAGAAAAGAACACACCGGGAGTGAACGATCTTTCGTCCACCATGAAAACCTTCTACAAGACGAGCCTGCTTCAGAATGCTCGGAATGAGCATTATTACGCACAGTTCGGTCAGAAGCAGCCGCTTCCCAAGAACGAAGGTAAGAAGATCGAGTGGAGAAAGTTCGATACGTTCGAGAAGGCACTCACTCCTCTGACAGAAGGTGTTACACCCGATGGACGTAACATCAACATGTCAAAGATCGAGGCAGAGATCCATCAGTATGGTGATTACACCACAGTATCGGATCGTCTCGAGCTTGAAGCTGTAGATCCTATCATCACGCTTACCACAGAAGAGCATGGCGCACAGGCCGGTGATACAATCGATACCCTTACAAGGGACGTTGTAATGGCAGGCTCAAACGTCATCTACGCAGGCGCAAATGTATCAAGATCAACACTTGCAAAGACAGACCTTCTCACACCTACCCTCATCGATAAGGCAATGACGTTCCTCAAGAAGATGAAAGCACCCACCATTAATGGTGATTACGTTGCTATCATTCATCCTTCAGTAGCGTTCGACCTTCGTGAGAGCGATGGATGGGAAGATGTTCATAAGTACGCACAGCCGGCAGAGATCTACAATGGCGAGATCGGTAAACTTCACGGAGTACGTTTCGTAGAGTCTACAGAAGCCAAGATCTACAAGGGTGCGCCTCTTACGGCAGCGGCTGCAAACCTTTCCGTTAAGACAAATGGCAGCGGCGCAACAATCGCTGTTAAGGAAGCTATTAGCGCAGACGAGGCGGCAGCACTTGTAGGAAGAAAGATCCTCATCGGTACAAACGCAAACGAGATCTTGAGCGCATCAGCAGCAGTAGCAGGTAGCGCAACGATCACAGTTAAGACAGCTGCATCAGTAACAGCTGATACAGTAATTTATCCTGGTGAAGCCGGAGCAGCTAATACGGCTGTATACGGAACAATCTTCATGGGTAAGGATGGATACGGCATCGTAGAGCCTTCAGCAGAATCTCTCGAAGTAATCGTTAAACAGAGAGGTAGTGCAGGTACGGCTGATCCGCTCGATCAGAGATCGACAATCGGTTGGAAGGCATCACACGCTGCAAAGATCCTCTACCAGGAGAGACTCGTCCGTGTCGAGACCGGCTCATCTTACGGAGACGTAGACGAAGCAAACTAAAAGGAGAGATATTATGGCAGCAAAGAAAACGATAGCACAGATGGAAGCAGAGTTGATGGAAGGAGTAGAGGAGAGTAAACCTGCAAAGGTGGAAGCACCCAAGCCGGAAGATCCCTGGAAGAAGAAGGTAACAATCCGCTTACCCAAAACGGCTGATGGCTCTGCCAATTACCTTATCGCAAGCGTAAACGGCAAAGTATATAAAGTCATGAAGGGTGTCAATGTGGATGTACCTGCTCCTATAGCGGAAGTCATTGAGCATATGTTCGAGGCTGAAGAAGCAGCAGAGCTTTTCATCGCATCGCATGCCAATTAAGCAGCATAAGGGAGAGGGTTTATAGGCTCTCTCCCTTTATTTAAGAGGTAAACCATGAACGTAGTAGGCATGATAGATCAGTACAATTTGGAAAGACCGAATCAAGTAGAGGACTCGGTCAAAAAAGATTTCCTGCGAAAGTGCGAAGCTAACTTGATTGAGAACGTGATCCTTCTGTACGATCCGCAGACAGGCGAGAGAACAGAGGAAGAGTGGCAGGAATACCTGGATACATTCGATTATGAAACGAATCTCATCCTTGATGAGCCGTTTGATGACCTGTATATCTACTATCTTGATCAGAGAATCGCTCTGAATAACAACGATACAAAGAGATATAATGCTGCATCCAGGCTTTTCGACAATATGCTTCTTGCATTCAAGCAGAAATACAACAGAGAGCATTTCCCGAGACAGACAAGGAAGATGCTTCTCCGTCATGAGGTATTGTAATGTTCTTGCCCGAGGTCATGGAAAACGCAAATACCCGGGAGATGATCTCCCAATGGTATGGATATAATCACAACTATGCCATAGGCATGGGAGAATTCTATGACATGGAGAATATGTCATGCGAAGGTTTCCCGATTATCATGGCAAGAGATGTCAGACCGACTCTTCTTAATGCCCTGCACATGTTCAGAGGCATTCTGTATACCGATGGTGCGCTTTGCTACCTGGATGGTAATACATTCCATTACAAGTCATGGATGATTGATCTTACTGATCTTGTATCGGGTGAGGCAAGGGAGATCACATGGGATGCAGAATTCGTGGATGAGCCGGAAGAGCATCAGATCATATGGTCTGACCAGGAGCTTATCCGATTCGGTGCGTATGTCCTCATATATCCCATGAATATATGGGTGAATATCGAGGCAAGGACAGCCGGAGTCATAGATGCTCACTTTGAGTCTGCGGTTGGTGTAACAGTAACGTACACCATGTCGAAGATAGACGGCTCTGACTATGACCATATAACAGCATCTGATACAGCACCCGAGAATCCCGATGAGGGAGACTATTGGTTATGTACTCTCGAGGACTTCCAGGGCCTCAATGTATACCTTCAGAGTTCCTGGCAGCCTGTTCCGACAACGTATATAAGGGTCAGTATTACAGGTGCAGGCTTTGACGATTATTTCCGTGAGGAAGATATCGTCAATATGAATTCGGCTACAGTAAGGGACATCAACAACGGAAGTATGCTCCAAGCTGTAAGCGAGGATTTCATTGTAGTCATCGGTCTCATGAATGAAGTTGTAAAGACCGAGATTACATCAGCAGGATACAAGCTCAAGATTGACAGAGTAATGCCGACTCTTGACTATATCTGCGCTGACAAGAACAGATTATGGGGTTGCCGATACGGATACGATACTGACGGCAATCTGATCAACGAGATATATGCATCAAAGCTTGGGGATTTTAGGAATTGGTATTCGTTCCAGGGTCTCTCCACAGACTCATATACGGCTACAATCGGTGTGCCGGGACAGTTTACCGGCTGCATTTCATTCGCAGGATACCCGACATTCTTCAAAGAGAATGCAATCATAAGGGTATCGGGTAGTTTTCCGGCAGAATATTATGTCATGCAGACCGATGCCAGGGGAGTCCAGGAAGGATCGAGTAAGTCTTTAGCTATTGTAGGAGAATCGCTCTACTACAAAGCTCCGGGCGGTGTCATGGCATATGATGGATCGCTTCCGAGACTCATATCAGAGGCATGGGGCAGGGATTCATATTATTATGATGGTGTCGCAGGGGTATGCGGAGACAAGTATTACCTTGAAGTCACCAATGTGATGGGCGGTCATAGGATCTTTAAGTACGATTCGAGATTGGGACTATGGACAAAGGAAAGCAAGCTTACAGCTGTAGGATTCTCCGGCTCACTTGATGGGACATTATTTGCATTTACGCATTCATCGGTATTTGGTTTAGGCCTTTCAGACAACGAGCTGTATACCGACAAGAAGGTGGGCGAGGAATATGTCTCCTGGTATTTGGAAAGCGGTGAGATGGGATTCGATGTACCCGACTTTAAGTTTGTCAACAAGCTTACATTGAGGGTATATGTACCGGCTACAAGCGAGGTAGACGTACAGATCGCATATGATGATAAGCCTTTTGAGAACGTAAAGACAATCCGAGGCTTCCAGGAGATCATGACTCACACTATGCACATCAATCCATATAGATGTGATCACTTCAGAATCCGGCTGTCGGGACATGGTGCGGTGAGAATCTATTCCCTGGCGATATCCTTCGATGCGGAGAGTGATGAGTATGAATATAAGAATTGACAGACCATCTCTTAACAGGCCAACACCCGAGGAAAACCTTGCGTTGGTGGATAAATGGATAGCGGAAACAGCAGATAAACTCAATATGTTTATCGAAACTATAAACAGAGAAGTGGAAGGAGTAAAAAATGCCTGCGAAAATAGTAACCTTACATGACATAGACAATATGATCATGTATCCCGACACCCATATTGATGCGGTACACATGCCGGACGGCAAGAGGACTCTCCGGGCAGAGCTTGAAGAGCTTGAAGATGACTCCAAGACCATTGAATTCAATAACGATGGCACGATTACGGAAACAAAGACGAATTCGGGGATGTATGTCATTACAGAATTTCCACCCGATGGCACAGTTGTGGAGACATGCTATTACTCCGATGCTACAGTTTATTGGGTGGAGACTACCACATTCAACAATGACGGCTCTATTACTGTTGTAAAAGAATACGCAGATAATACTCCCGAGCCTAATGAAGAGGAAGGAGCAGGGACATGAACGTAGTAGAAGGTCTTAATAAGGTTGATTGTTATGTTACCGGGCATGATGGCAAGACAGTAACCATATCTAATGGAACAAATACCTGGTCGGGTGTTTTGGCAAGTGGTCATGTGGTGTTTATGATTCCCAATATGCCTGCTCCGGCAAAGAGTCCGTACACATGTATTCTTCACAATGGCGATGCATCCGCTGCTGCTCTTTATACGAAGCAGATTGAGCTTGGCTTTGGTGATTCGGTTAAAGTTCCGTTGTTTGCAGGTGATCAGCCGGTTAAACAGAGTCAGCTTGATACCACAAACACAAACGTCACCAATCTAACAAACACAGTAAATGCCAAGATTACCTATGGCACATCAGATAAGGTAGACGGAAGCTCATCTCTTACCACAGGGACAATCTATTGCTATTACTGATAAGGGGATATCATGTCTAAAATATATGTTGGAGCGAACAGCAAGGCCCGAAAAGCCAAAAAAATATATGTCGGAGTTAATGGAACGGCCCGGATGTGCAAGAAGATCTATGTGGGTGTAAATAATAAAGCAAGGTTAGCCTTTTGTTGTTTGCCTACAAACGTAAAAATGATCGGTGGTTATGGACAAGCCGGATATTTTACATATGATGATTCGAGTTATAACAAGCAATCATTTGAAACAGAAAGAAACTTCGGCAACATCTATCTTCGGAAACCCTCGGAGACAATAAGAGTCTATTACGATGGCGGTTATTATGACCAGGAAGTAACAGGCGGTGACAACAATGTTACATTGTATGCGATGCCAAAGTGGGCGAAGTATTGGTATGGAGCAAATGGGCAGGGATTTTTTTCCTACAGCGCATATAACGCATCGACAGAAGAAGGCACTAATGCTATTTGGATATATGGTAATAGCGTTTATTCCGATGATTATTCTTATATTTACTTTAACTCTCCTTCAGCAAGCGATGCTCGATATCTTAATGTACGGATCTCAATGTTTGCGGACAGAGCCAATCCAGGAACAAACCTATTTTACTTGGTTGCCGGTACGGATTTATCCGCACAGATGGCATTGTACGATGGAATGGGCAATGTAACCTATAGAGTATATGTTGGAAGTAATCAACGATGTTATGTAGGGTATCGTGTAGACCTACAATCAGATAGCGGAAGAGGCGATTTGGGTATCGGTGCAATATGGTTTGATTGATCACAGGGGGTGTGCTATCAATAGCGCATCCTCTTCTTTATTATAAGAAGGTAAAGGAGATTATGACATGGCAACAGAGAGGCTATATAACGGATCGTCAAGCAAGAGCGGATCATCCACCAAGAGTGGCTCGACATCCAGGAGTTCCAATGAATCCTGGGGAAGCAGCGACTCTCATACAACTTCCGGCTCTACATCACATAGTGAGGGCGGCTCTACATCACATAGCGAGGGCGGCTCTACATCTCATTCTGTGGGTGGCTCATCCTCACAATCTGTAGGTGGATCGCAATCAAGATCCCAAAGTGTAGGCGGCAATACCCAGGTTGGATCGGGTAAGACATGGGCATCGGGCCAGGTATCGGACAGAACACAGCAAAAGTTCAATGAGGCTACACAGGACTATGTGCGGAGTCAGAAGGTAGAGGATGCGTATGCAAACCTTCAGAGTGCTATAAATGCCAAACCGGCTTTTCAGAGCAAGTTTGAGGATCAGTTGAATTCGATGTATGACAAGATCATGAATCGTGAGGCTTTCACATACGATTTCAACAAGGATGCCATGTATCAGCAATATAAGGATATGTATCAGCAGCAGGGCAAGAGGGCCATGCAGGATACAATGGGACAGCTGTCAGCTATGAACAATGGCTATGGCTCTTCTTATTCGCAGACAGCAGGTCAGCAGACATATCAGAATTACCTTCAGCAGCTTATGGATAGGATTCCCGAGCTTCGTCAGCAGGCTCTCGAAGAATATGATCGTGAAGGCAATAGGCTCAATCAGCAATATCAGCTTACGAATGATGCATACAATCGTGAGTATGGTCAGTATAGAGACAACATGAGTGATTGGCAGGCCGACAGATCCTTCAATCAGAGTGCGTACCAGGATGAGAGAAACTTCGATTATAACCAGGCGCAGAATGACAGAAACTTTTGGCAGAATGAGTATTGGCAGGAGCGAAACGCAGAGCAATCCAATATGAATCAGAGCCAGGGTACGAATTGGAATGAAGGCTACCAGGAAGGTAAGAATTGGTCGAACACCGAGAGTCAGAATTGGCAGGATACAAATTCGAGGAATTGGAGCGATACCGAGTCCCGGAATTGGAGCGATACCGACACAACAGGATGGTCAAATACTCATTCTGATTCATATAACAGATCCCAGGGACGGACAGACACCACAGGATGGCAGGATACAAACAGTTGGCAGAACACAAGCGGATGGAAGGATCACTTCTATCAGCCAACAGGAAGTGGAAGCGGAAGCGCAAGTGCCGGAAACAATGTTCAGTTCTCTGATAAGAATTCGATGGGCGGTGTGTTCTCGGGACAGCAGAGACAGCAGGTAGTCAATGATGTATCCGCTTTGGCAAGACAGGCCAACATGTCCGGCAAGACGGCAGATCAGAATAAGGTAGCAAGCTATCTGAAAGATCTATACAAGAATGGATCGACCGGCTCAAATGGAGAGCATGTCCAATATTCCGTTGAGGATCTGACAAACATCTACAACAGAGCGATAACGATGGATGTCATATCAAATGGATCTCGAAACGGAGCGCAGACTCTTTCAACAGAAGAGATGGCGAGGAAACTTGGAATAAGACTCAATTAAGGAGTAGTCATGGCAAAGAAGAAAACATATTACGATCCGCAGAATGGACAGCATTACTATCACGGAGAAGATATCGGGGCAGCCAATTGGTCTGCTCCCGAATCAGTTAAAGACGAATCTTACATCAATCAGTACAACTATACTCCCTCTTATAACGCATATAGGCAATATCTCGAAGAAGAAGAGCGCAGAAGGAAACGTCTCGCAGAGCAGAATATCCTTGCGCCTACAATCCAGGTAGAGGATGGACAGAAACCCGGTCAGTTCGACACCCAGGCCGCAAGAGCGAAAGCAGAGCCGAGGGTGAGATTTGAGCAGGAGCTTAATAATATTGTGCAATATGATCCGAAGTTTAAGAACATGTCTGCTGAAGAGAAGTACAACATGTTTGCAAAGGAAATAAACGATCAGATGGCAACGGCTGATTATTCTCCCGGAATGCAGGCATGGGCAAAGAATTTACAGGGTGATCCCGAGTTTGATCGCATGAGCGAGGACGAGAAGAAGAGACAGTACATGAATTATCTTGATCGGACGGCAAACGAGAACGGCACGTTGTCCGAAGAACAGAGAGCGGAGCTGTCCAATTACAAGTACAATGGCCTTTCTGACAGAGAAAAGTCTGCCATTGATGCTGTCATGCGGATTCAGAAAGAAGGTTTCGAGGACTATACAGAAGGCGCAAAAGAGACACAGTTTGCAGATCCGACAGGCAGAGGCGCATGGAGTCAGAAGAGATACCAGGAATCAAACCAAGCACTCGACTCGAGACAGGCAGCAAACGAGAGGACTCTTAACGAAGTTCGTGATGAGCTTCGACATCTTGGATGGGATGACAAGAAGATTGAGACCGAGATTGCAAGATACCAGGAGTTAGCTGATTGGAATAAAGTCCAGGATAACCGCAAAGAGATATCAGACAGATTCAATGATCCGAATCTTTCCGCTGTCGAGAAGGCATTGGTTGGCGCAGGATACACGGCTGCTGATATCATTGGCTTCCTTCCCCGGAACATAGACATGATTCGGAATTATTCCACAGAGCGGAATCCGAGTGCGTATGGCTACAATACATCTTCAAAGTATGCGAGCATGTCAAGGAATGCCGAAGAAGGCATCAATCAGACGAGAAATCTGATCGATAGTCCTGTGGGGCAGACCATATATGACATCGGAGTATCGAGTGGAGAGTCTATGTCCGCTGTTCTTATGTCCAAGCTGCTTGGGCCTCTTGGAGAGTCGGCATCGCTTGTTCCGTTCGCATCAAGTGCGTTTGACAGCGGCTACAGAGATGCTGTAAACAGAGGATTCTCACAAGACCAGGCGCAGGCATATGGACTTGCGGTCGGTGGAATCGAAGCTCTTACCGAAATCGTATCCCTTGATAAACTTGCCAAGATGGCTGATGGCAAGAAGATTGGCAGAAACCTTCTGACGAGGATGTTCATGCAGGCCGGCATTGAAGGATCTGAAGAGGTTGCATCAGAAGTTCTTGGTGAATTGGCTGATTGGGCAGCTGTCAAGGTCGGTGGCACAGGTAAAACACAGAGACAATTGGATGTTGAAGCCTACATGGAACAGGGCATGAGCCAGGAAGAGGCTGAAAGCGCAGCCAAACTTGATTTTATAAAGCAGGTAGGTATGGCGGCATTGAGCGGAGCAGGAGCTGCGCTTCCGAACACAGCGGTTGCATCGGCTGTCGGTGCTGTCAATTCCCGATATGGGAAGAATCTCAACCAGGCTATTGCCGACAGATATCAGAGTCTTGAGGTAGAAGGCGATTCTGAATATGAGCAGATGCTCAAGGCCGACAAGGAGAGATATCAGAACAATCCGACACAGTTTGTTGTTGATAATTACAAGGCAACAGACAAGCAGGGCGAGAGGATCAAGGCCGGACTCCAAGAGATAGCAGATAAGGAGAGGGAAGGCAAGAAGCTGTCCGTCTCCGACAAGAATTTCATTGCTGAAAATGCCCAGGTCAACGATGATTTCATCAATAAGCTTTATGATATCAACGATCAGAGCAACATCCCTTATGAGTATAGGGATGTTAAGTATGATGTCACAGAGGATGATGCCCGGACTATGCTTGCCCAGGCGGCAAAGGATGGGGATACTGAAGGCTTCATCAAGGCTATGCAGATGACCAGGAATTCCTCTGATGAGAATGTAGCCAAGAATGCCGAGGAGATCATCTCACAGTATTCCGGCATGGCTGAAACGCATGGAATCACGAAGGAATCTATGGGACAGGCTATGCTCTCCAAGAAGAAGGCATACATTGCCGGTCTCAATGGTGAGGATCTCGGAAACATGTCTGCCGAGAATCAGATTGCATATAACGAAGGTAGAAAAGCATACATCGAAAATAAGACAAAGACTATCACGAATGCATCTGCTGTGCAGAATGCGGTCATGGGTACAAAGGACGGCAGCACAGTTAAGCTGACCGGCAGATTCGATTCTGATGGAGTAGTGACGGCTGATGGCAACAGCGTGAAGGTTGAGGATCTCGATCTTACAAGTGAGTCCGCTATCGCAAAAGCTTATCAGTACGCTGACAACTATAAGAACGTCAATACCAAGAATGACTTTATGCTTGGCATCCAAGCAGATACCAACATAAAGGAATATAACAGGGACTTCAAGAAGGCCTATGATTTGGGCCTGGCAGGGGTCTCTGAAGAGAACATGAAGCAGGGTATTACCACACTTGATGATGATACCCGGATGCTTGCATATGAAGCCGGTCAGAGGGAAGCCAAGATCAAGGCTACCAATGAGATAGATAAGGCCTGGGGAGTAGTCCACAAGGCTGATGGAGTATTCTACAACGATGCCAATGTTGCAGATAAAGGCTTTGTGCAGATGTTTGATAATATTGCTGCCAAGCTCGGTGTAGACATCCATGTAGTCGATGAGATGAATGACAAGGCCGGTGCAAGGGGAAGTTTCGATCCCAAGACAAATACTATCACAGTAAATGCATCGAAGGCGATGGCGGTATTTCATGAGATCGGTGAGTTCTCTGAAGTATATAACAAGGCCGGTTATGATGAGTTGAAGCATGTTGTTGCGGATCTGTCTGTTAAGAAGTTTGGTGCGGACAATTACTCAAGGATGCTCAAGGCATATGAGACAGCCTATGGCAATGCCGGATTGGATTCATCAGCCGATGAGATGTCGGGCGAGATGTTCAATGATGTCATCTCCGCTATGCTCTCAACGGACAAGGGAGCGCAGGCATTTGCCAATTACCTGGCAGATAATTACGATGCGCAGCAGGCCAAGACTCTTGGGCAGCAGGCGGCAGGCATTGTTAAAAAGCTCGCAAATGCCATAAAGAAGCTCGCATCTCCCGAGAAAGGGAATCTGTCGGGCGAGTACCAGGAAGCCGTATATCAGATCGCTGACGAGCTTTCAGAGCATGCAGATAAGTTCATCTCCATGCTTGATAAGGCTGTACAAAATTATCAGAAGGCGGCAGGAATAGACACAACAGAACAGGCCATAAACGAAACCACAGAGTTAGTCGGCATTGGATATGATGCGGACGATGGTTTTGTGTACCCTGCGGATTATAGTCTTGAAACGTGGAATGCATCAGAATATCAGACAGACAGGAAGGCAGCAGCAGCAGACTTGAGCAAAGTGATGAAGATATCACAGAAGAAGGCTCTTAAATACATCGATGATATCAACAGCATTGCCAAGATTATAGCGGATGACCGGGTAAGGCTTGATTACGAATCCGATGAGGGGAGTGCCGTAGTGTCCAATTCTGATTATGGTGCATCGGTTGACTTCTCCACAATATGCAAGAAGAGACTTCTTTATACCGGCACATTACAGCAGATACAGAAGCAGATCGGGAATAGAGTCATTACAGTTGATGATTATCTTGCTATTAGACAGGCTATGATCAGAGATAATCTCGAGACAACATGCGGATGTTGTTATGTAGAAGGCTCAAGGGCGAAGCTCGGTGGATTCATGAAGGAATTCATCAGAAAGTATGCAGCCACAAAGCCAAAATACGTTCCTACCATGTATGACGTAACGATGCCGGATGGAATCAGAGATCTTCGGGCAAATCATCCCGAGGTATACCAGGCAAGGGAGTTCTTCCTCAATAATTACGGAAAGATCAACAAAGAAGATACCGAGACTCTGTTTAGTTCCCAGGGTAAACCAAAGGATTACACAGAGAGAAAAGCCTATAAGGGCGAGATTCTCAAGATGTTTAAGAATAAGCCTGCGAAGGTTGCCGAGAAGAATCTCAATGGCGGCCTGCGTATGCAATCATTCTCTGATTTTGAAGTTGTAAACCTTCTTGATTGTATGCAAGTTATTACAGACATGTCCAGGTGCGGACTTGCCGGACAGGCATATACAAAGGTTAAGAATTTTGCTGATGCTCTTGGTAACACCGGCCTTAAAATCAATTGTTCTATCATGGCAAAGGATGTAGATAAAAACGGCAATCTTATACTTGATGAAGTAAACGGAATGAAGAGAGCCGATGCGGAATACCTGCGCAATAAGTATTCAAAGAATGTAGGTACGATCATAGTCTGCTTTACTGATGAGCAGATCAAAGCTGCCATGAGGGATGATTTCATCGACTTTATTATTCCCTTCCATAGGTCTCAATGGCAGAAATCACAGTTCGAGGCTCTTGGACTTCCGAAGAACACAAGGGATTACACAAACTATCAGAATGACAGAATCATTCAGAAGAATGGTAGTCTCAAGAAAGCCGATCATTCTTATATGAGCAACGAATATTGGGATTATTCCAAGACCGGCAGGGAGAATGCCGAGAAGTATATCGACATGTGTAACAAAGACGGAAAAGCTCCTGTTTTTGATTTCCTGCTTGAGAAGGATAGCAAAGGTAAATACTATCTGCCCGAGGGTGCAGATGGCTATTTCAAGCTGCTTATAGACTTCAAGATGTATGACAACGATGGGGTAGGATCTCCGCAGATGCCGGTAAGGCCCGACTTCAGCCTGGAAGAGTGCAAGCAGATGCTCATGGAGTATGAGGGCGGTCATGAGTCCTTCCCGGTAGATCAGAAGATAGCCGATGAGTTTACAAAGAAGATCGTCAAGAGGGAGAAAGAATTCAAGTATTCCCTGGATGTTGATTCAGAGGGCAATAAGCTTACTGACGGACAGAAGGAATACTTTAAGGACTCCAAGATAACAGATGACCAGGGACATCTCAAAGTTATGTATCATGGGTCTCCCAATCAGTTCACAGTATTCGATCCCAAGAAGCTTGGCGGCAAAAATGGTACAGCTGAAGGATTTGGTATTTACTTTGCCGACACCCAGGAAGTCACGAAGGCTTATGGCGATGAGCAGCTTAAAGGATATCTGAACGTCACACATCCGGCATCATCCTTTGAAAAGACCATTAAGGCAAATGATTTGTCGAAGCTTATAAAGGCAACGGCAATAAAAGAGGCCGAGCAGATGGTAGCAGATGGTGAATACGATACTGTTGATGATGCAATCAAGGATTCCTGGGTATCCAATTATGTCAATACATATGAGACATCTATGGATGCTGCGTATAAGCAGGTCGCAGATGAGATTCTCAAGCTGAATGGCAATGACATGGACATTATCCAGGAAGTCATGGCAGGACTTGGTATAAGGGATTATGCGCAGGCATATGACTTCTATGAGACTCTGACCGATACTCTTGGCATTGACGGATATGTTACCAATTGGACAGGCTCTAATGGGGAGACATCCGGCATTGTTGTTGCGTTTAACAGCAATCAGTTTAAGAACATTGACAATGAGAATCCTACAAGCAATGAAGATATCAGATACTCGATAGAAGTAGATGATAATGGACATAATTTTGTTAATATCCAGGATGATATTATCTCGAATCTTACGGATGATGATCAGATCAAAGACTATGTAAGAACATATCTGTTGGAGTATTTCCCACGAATAGATATGAATGGATTTGAGCTTCCTCTTAATTCCGATTCGAGAAGTGAATACACAGACTCTAGATACTCACAGAGAATACAAGCACAGGCGCATAACTTGTTTATGGATAAGATGCGCATGGCAGCAAACCTGGATGAAATAGTTAATACGGCAGACGGATATAAGTACGAAAAGCCGAAACATAAGAGAAAAGACGATAAGATAGGTTTTGTTAGAGGGAATATCCCTGTGAGAGTTGGAAGCAATGATTATATCGCAGATGTTGTGCTTGCAGACAGGAAGAATGCAGGTTTGATGTTCTATGACATAATCAACCTTGTTCCGACAAAAATAAAAACAGCCGCCAAACCGATTTCTCCGCAGAAGCAGAGTTCGCAGACAGCAGCTGTTCCTAAACAAAGTGTAGCACAGAATGGTCAGAATATCAAGCATTCTTTAAATGTAGGATATCATGCAGGTAATCTTGGAAAGTCCGAGTCATTATTCCAACAGAGCGGTGGCAGAAATACAGGACATTTCGGTACAGGTACATATTTTGTAGGGGACGAGAGCAAGATAAATGATCTGTCGGGATATAAAGACAGACCGCATCATGCTGTAGATTTCTCAAAATATAATCTGTATAGGCCTTCCACGGCAGCCAAAGGTTTACAGTTGCATGATTTCCTGGGAGATATAGATGCGTTCTATAAAACAGCAGATGATGCGATAAGATCCGAGAGAGAATGGGAATCACGCAAGGATGAACTTGAGTATGTTCTTGATGCGGATAATTTTGAAGGAAAGACTATAACTAAAGCAGAGGCATTAGATGAAGCAAGGAGACTCTTCGGGGCAAACGAGCTTCAGCAGGCTATCTCTCATGAGCTTGGAGATGGATATTGGTATGGAAACAACGATATATATGACGAGAAGAATGATCGCCATATGACATATGCAGAAGCTGTAGAAGATTGGGAATGGGAAAGATTCGCAGATATGATTGCTAATATCATATGGGACAATAGGTATGCTCCTAACTACATCGGACATCTCGAATCTTTTGATAAAAACCTGGCAACAAACGCAATGGAGCTGTTTGGTATTACAGAGGATCGTGCAAAAGAGATCATTAAGGGAATAAGAGAAGAGATAAAAGCTGCTAATTACGGATATGAAGAAATGAGGACAGCAGACTCCGCAGCTACGAGATTTATGAAGGCCCTGGGATACGAAGGTATTGATGTAAGAGGCCTCAATGGACTTGATAATACCACATATGGATCGGTCATTTACGATCTGAAGGGTGAGGATCTCGAACAGAAGATAGCTAATGGTGCGAGATATTCCATCCAGGTCGATTCGGACGGCAGAGAGCTTTCGGAAGGACAGCAGAGATACTTCAATGATACGAAGGTTGTCGATGATGAAGGCCGGCTAAAAGTTATGTATCATGGCACAACAAAGGGCGGTTTTACAGTATTTGATCCCGAGTTTTCAGATGACAAGACATCGTTGTTCTTTTCTGACAGCATTGATGTTTCCGAGTCTTATGTTGGCAAGCGCAATATTCTCAATCCTTATGAGTTTGTAGCTCCGATAGAAACAGCGGAAGATGCTGTCAAGTACATGAAATCTATAGGATACAAAGATTTCAAGAAGGAAGATGTTCCTTATCTTCCCGATGGTACGGAGAAGAGTTTAGAAGAGATGGAATCCGCAACAGAGGATAGATACGGATTCTATGATGAGAACGGACAGTATTATAACTTGTCAGAAGATATGCTCATCAAAATTGCAAACTTCAAGAGGCCAAAGAACAGCGGTATTTATTCGGTATACCTTAACATCAAGAATCCGTATGAGATTGATGCCAGGGGCAATAATTGGAGTACCATGAATGGCAAAGAAGAAGGCATTCCCGATGGTTTTGAGTTGTCAGATCTTCAGATATTGCCTAATTACGATGACGAATATGAGGACGATGTCTATACTGTTTCGTCAGTATTCCAGGATTTCTACGAAATCATGACGGCAGATGAGATCGAAAGAGAGCTTGGTAAAGATATAGCTGATGTTGTAAGAAGAAACGGCATGATTAACTATCAGAAGTTCTACTTCAATCCCGATACGAAAGAGTTCCTGCCGGATAATACCAGGACAGCGGCAGCATATGCTAAAGATATGGGATATGATGGTGTCATTATTCGGAATGTTCGTGATAATGGTGGCGCAAGTGCTAACGATACATTGGCATCCAAGCCTTCTACAGTTGCTATTGCATTCAATTCCGAGCAGGTTAAGGATATCGATAATCTGAATCCTACGTCATCCGAGGACATCCGCTATGCGCTTGATCTTGATGAGGGCGATAGTTGGGTAGACTTTGATTCAATCCTGGGTAGGGATACCACAGAGAAGATGACAGAAGATAAAGCTGTGAATATTCTCGAGAAGGGTATGGAAGCTCTCAAGAATCAGAATGTGGATGTACCGAAGCTGCGTAACCTGGCTCTCAAGCTGCGTAATGAGTACGGCTCGGGATACAACGTAAACGAGCTTACTGACAGATTGCAGAAGGCATTTGCATACATGCAGACCGAGGATCATGTCGATTATCAGACGATGATGGGCATCCTCAAGGATATTGCAAGACCGGTAATAGAGTCGAGTGGTGAGAAAGTTGGTGAGCAGGAGTACAAAGACTTCTTGTCAAACTTCAAGGGCAGGAAGATCAAGCTCACAGCAAAGCAGAAGGAAGAAGTCAAGTATGCGCTTGGATCATATGGCAAGTTCCGTAATGCGATTATGCCTATTACGATATCGGACAATGGTGATACCACCCTTGATCAGATATGGGATGAATTGGTAGAGCAGAGCGGATACATGCTCGACAGGGATGCTGTAGAAGGCGAGATGCCGTTGAATCTTTTAGATACCTTGCAGGCTATGAGGCCAACAGTACGCAATGACTTTGGTGGTGATCTTGAGGATATGTCCCGGGATCTTGCAATGCGCATAGTCCAGGAATATATCGAGGGCGAGACAGCCAAGCAGATGGGCAACGAGATCAAGGAATATCGTGCAAGGCTCAAGAAGGACTACCAGGAGCGCATGAAAGAGCTTCAAGGCAAGGTCAATGCAGAAGCCAGGGCAAGGAACAAGAGAAGAGCCGAGCAGGCAAAAGAGCGTGAAGATGTCCGCAGGCTGAAACATGATATCAAGATCCAGGCAAAGAAGCTCTTCCAATGGGTAGAAAAGCCTACAGAGGGTAAGAGTGTTCCGCATAACATGGTAGTGCCGGTAATGCAATTCTTGCAGGCCATTGACTTTGTTGATCCTGTCATCACGATGGGTGAAGATGGCAAGTGGCATACAAGAGTATTTGACCGGGTAGACTATGACAACGGACGTAAGAAGTTTGTATATCATGATCTTTCCGGGGATTCCTACGAAGATGTTCTCAAACAGTTCAATGAGGCTATAGGCAGGGGAGAAGGCTCAAAAGAGCAGAGATCCTGGGCCGAGAAGATGCAGGGTATGCGTGAGATCTACGATAAAGTCCTTAAAGATTCTGACTTTGAGGATAACTCGATGGACTTCCTCATGCAGACGTTGGATGCGCAGGGCCTGGCAGAGGACTTTGATCAGCTGCTTGCGGATCATAAGGGAGAGCTTTCCATGAATCATCTCAATTCGAGAGAGCTTACCCTCATTGATAATATTACAAAGAACATTTTCCATGCTGTAAACCAGGGCAATAAGGCATTCTCATCGAATGTCGATATCAATAACCTGGCTCAATCAACTATACAGGATTCAGAAGGCAAAGAGCTGAAGAGCAGAAACAGCATCCTCAAGGGTATGTATAAGATGCTCCGGCTTGACAACGTCACACCGAGGACGTTCTTCAAACTTCTTGGCTCAAGAGGAAGCGAGGTTTATAAGTTCCTGCGTGGCGGTCTCAACCAGGAGATAGTTGATCTGAAGAAGGCATCCGAGTTTATGGAGAATGCTATGCAGGGTGTCGATGCGAAGAAGTGGACAGGCCCTAACGCTACGATTCATGAATTCGCACTTACAAACGGCTCTGTAAAGATGACAGATGCGCAGATCCTGGGACTTTATTACACGATCCGCAGGAATGGCGGCCTTGACAGAATAAAGGGCGGTATCGTTGTAGACGATATCAAGACGAATAAGGATCGCATAAGAAAGCAGAATGCTATACATCTGACCGAGTCCGACATAAAGAAGATAGAATCCGTACTGACTCCCGAGCAGATCGAGCTTGGTAAGAAGATGCAACAGTACATGGCAAGCGATTGTTCCGCACAGGGTAATGATACATCCTTAAAGCTGTATGGATTCAAGAAGTTCACGGATGATACATATTATCCCTGGACAGTAGATAAGGATACAGTTCCTACAAATAACACAAGCGAGAATATTCCGATGTTTACCGGCATTGAGCGTTCGGGATTCACGAAGCAGCTGAAGGAAGGCGCATCGAATCCGCTTGTGATAAGAGATATCTTCGATGTATTTACCGATCATGTGGCGCAGATGGCAGCTTATCACGGCTATGCCGCATCCGTAAAGGATACCCTGCGGTGGATGAATTACAGGGAAAAGAGTTCCGGCAACGGATTTGATACCTGGATCACCAATAAGAGTGCAATCAACAAGCTGTCGGGAGATGAGGGCGGTGTAGGCTATATTACGAAGCTCCTTCTTGATATCAACAAGGCCAATAAGTCACAGTACATCGGTAACTTCACAGATAGGCTGATTGGAAACTACAAGGCCGCAGCTGTCGGAGCAAACCTTCGAGTAATAGCACAGCAGCCTACAGCATACTTCAGAGCATTGAATCAGATCGATGCCAAGTACCTGTTTACTGTCAATCCGGCTACAGCCATAAAGAACATCAAGAAGTCCCAGGAACAGAGTCCGATATCCTGGTGGAAGAGCAAGGGATATTATGAGACCAATCTTGGACAGCCTATCAAAGAAATCGTGACAGGTATTGCCACACCTGCCGAAAAGGCGAAGGATATCATGATGTCACCGGCAGGATGGGCAGATGATGTTACATGGGGATTCCTGTATACGGCTGTAGAGAATGAGCAGAGGGCCAAGTACCGGGGACAGAAGATCACACCCGAGGAGTTCCGTAAGGCTGTCAATGATAGGTTTGATGAGGTAGTGGATAACACCCAGGTTGTTGACTCGACTCTCCACAGGTCACAGTACATGAGGTCGAATGACAGACTCAACAAGCTTCAGACGGCATTCATGGCAGAGCCTACAAAATCCTACAACATGCTTCTTGAAGCCGGTGTAGAGGACATGAGGGAGAAGTCCGGCAAGCGTACAGCAAGGGCCGTGACAGCGTTCCTTTTAAGTGCATTGGCAACGAGCGCAGCTGCTGCGGTAGTAGATGCGATGCGTAAGAACAATGATGATGAGGATTGGTGGGAGACATGGCTTAACAATCTGAAGGAGAACATGGCTGATAACATAAATCCCTTCAATCTCTTGCCGGTAGTTAAGGATCTGTCCGCAGCAATATACAATCAGATCACAGGTACATCGACATATGGACAGAGCGGAAACCGATTCGATATCGAGGCTATCTCTTCTGTAATGAATGCGGTAAATGCATGGCAGAAGATGCTCGAGGGTGAAAGCAACAAGACTCCATACGGATTTGTACTTACGAATCTGAAGCCGATATCACAGATCACAGGTATTCCGGCATATAACCTGGTTAAAGATGCGGTGGCTCTCTACAATTCGTTCTTTGAGAATATTCAGACTACAGTATCAAGCAACAGCACAGCAAAGAACGAGCGCAAGAAAGAGCTTATCTCGGATCTGAAGAGAGAGAAGTCCGATGAAACCCTGGATGAGACCATAGTCGATGCTATCAATCACGGAGTATCGATATACGATCTGAAGGGTGCGGTGCAGAGCGAGTACAAGAACAAATACTTTGATGCATTCTCCGAGGGTAACGAGGAAGAAGCAAGGGATATAGCCAATACAGCAGCCAGGGCATACGCAAGGATGGGTCTTACTGATGAGGAGATAGATGAGATTATCAATGATTGGCAGGAAGAGGTCATTACATATTCCGCACTTGATAAGGCCATAGCAAGCGGTGAGGGAATAGTCGAAGAGGCACAGCGTGTGATGGAAGCAAAAGATGAGGATAGGATCATCAAGCACATCATGGACAGATTCTCGCAGACAGTTGCTTTCGAGGATACCCATGAAACCGAGTCAGAATGGCGCAAAAACGTAGAGACAGCACTTCAGACAGTAGATGGCACACTTGACTTCGATAAGGCCCAGGAAGAGGCCCTGGCGAAGAAAAAAGCGCAGGAAGAAAAAGCCGCAGAGACAGCAAAGAATCAAGCGATGAAAAATGACTTTTTCGATGCGGTTGAAAAGAAGGATGGATCTGCCGGAAGAAAAGCTCTCGAGACCATGAAGAAGGAAGGAATTGAGGCAAAGACAGTAAAATCCGCAACGTCAACCAAGTATCATGACATGTGGAAGGAAGCCAAGAGCCAGGCTGAAAAGGACAAGGCCAAGAGCGATTGGAAGAGCGCATATACTTTAATCAATACAGTATACGGCTCGAAGTCAAATGATCTTGATAAGACCTGGAATGATTGGGTAGAGGATCAGAACAAGAAATAGTGACAGGGGGTGTGCTATCAATGGCGCACCCTCTTTTGTATGATGGTGAGAGAAAAGGAGATAAAACTATGGTTGTTAATTATAATATGGTGATAGATTTTGCCAGGGAGAATAAGTCAAACACTATTCTGATAGCCGAGGACGATGCCAATTCCAGGAATTGTCGGTTTACTCTTCTGTTTGATAAAAAACCTTTCGATATGACAGGTGTAAGAACAGCGGAAGTCCGGGCGGTAAAACCTTCGGGAGCTATCGTAATTGGCACAGCTACACTTATCGTAGATGAAGATGAGCATCTGATAAACCGGGTAGATTACCTGCTGCCGCCTTCAATGACCGATGAATCCGGCACAGTAACAATAACGATCACGCTTGCCGACAATGTCGGAGCGAGAATATCTTCTTTTGATTACTATCTGAAAGTAAGGAATGCGCTGTATAACGAAGATGACTATATCGATGATGACGATATGGCAGGTTTCAGAGACCTTCTGAATCGTACCAGGGCGGCTCTTGAGAGAATGGAGCAGATGGTACAGAATGATGCGCTTCCGAATCCATATCCTATACGAATCACAGTAGACGGAGTTGAATATGAGTACACAGGTGAGGACTTGGTGGAGATCTTCATGGGCAAGGTTGCCTATTGGGGAGAGCCGACAGGTCTTGTTGAAGTTACCGAAGATGACTCTGCGGCAGCGGTTGCGGTTGCGGCTGCTGAAGCTGCTGAAGGCTACAAAGAAGGTTGTGATGAAGTCCTTGCAGAGGTTACCGATATTGTAAATAACTTCGATTCTGCAATCCCGACAGTAACAGTTACAAAGGATACCGAGCATCACCAGGCCATTATTACTGTTACCGATATTCATGGAGTTACATCAACTTCTATAGATGATGGTATGCCTGGGCCGGAAGGCCCGGAAGGCCCGACAGGCCCTCAAGGTGCGACAGGCCCTCAAGGCCCGACAGGCCCTCAAGGCCCGACAGGCCCTCAAGGCCCACAAGGCCCTCAAGGCCCGGCAGGAGCTTCCAATTGGGGAGAAATAGGTGGCACACTTTCCAATCAGACCGATCTGAAGGATGCGCTCGATACAAAGTACGACACAAGCGATTCGACAATTAGTTATGTGGCAAATGATGATGTTTTCCCTATCTTGGCAGGGCAGAATGTAGGAAAAAGAAAAGTAGCTTTTTCTACCATTAAGACATATCTGAAAAACTTTTTCGACACTATTTACTCGGCATTTTCAAGCACAGAGAGTGAGTTAAGAGATACAGTAGGTTGGGTTTGCAAGAATAAGCTCAATATAACTCTCGATGACTTGAAGGCACTCAATACCACAGGAACATGGTCGGGCAATGCGTATACTGTCAGCGGTGTTACGTTTACTGTCAGCACAAATGCAGAAGGCTATGTATCGGGTATTGCAACGAGTGGAACATCATCTGCGGCGATATCCTTCTATATGCTCTATGGCCAATATTCATCATTCAGCAATAAATTTCCCCAAGGAGAAACATTTATCATCAATGGCTGTCCGAATGGCGGTGCTTCTTCGGGTGGTTTCAAAATGTTCTTCGGAATCGGCTCGGGAGTACAGACAGACATCACAAGTTCCGCAGATATTTGGCGGCAGATTCCTTTAGTCGGCATCTATTCGGGTGACTATCTGACATTCTCTATCGAGGTTGCGAGTGGTGTCAACATGGCAAGCAAGACGTTTAAGCCGATGATTCGTGATGAGATAATCGGCTCAAACGTTTATGACTCATACCATGAGAATGTAGATTATGTTAAAGCCAATAGAGATGAAGTAAAAGATGTTATTGGTTGGAGTGGAAAGAATCTCCTTAATGTAGATACAGCTTCTGTTTCGTCATCAACAGGGACAAACTTTGCAAAAACATCTACTGGCTATCGAGTATATACAAGTTCCGCAGGAACATATAGACAAATATATGTAGCACTTAATTTGCCAAAGAATACTGATATTATTTTGACAGGAAGAATCACAGTAACAAGCGGCAAAGGACAAATGACAGTTGAAAAAAGTTCTGATGGTTCTACATGGGCAAGTGCAGGGTTTGTAGGTACAGGCGGAGAGACTACAACTAGCAAAGATTATGAAATGTCTGGCAACATTGGAGACGCAAACTATGCGAGACTCTGTATATTCTGCACAAGAGCAACATCCGAATCGGGAGATATTACAGCATCTAATCTTATGCTCCGTCCTGCATCCATAGTAGATGATACCTACGAGCCATACCATAAGAGCGTAGAAGATTGGTATTGGGAGAACAACCCGAATGCAGGGGTTAAAAACCGCTTTAATTATAGTGATATAAAATCGGGCGGTACATACGCAACAATTAACTCTGATGGCTCGTCAATAGAAATAAAAAACGCTACTGCGGCATCGTATATAAGCACACAGTTTAGAATGCCCGTTGAAGCAAATAAAGATTATAAGTTTACCGCAAATGCCGTTTATACAAGTGGTGTTGCGTGTGTTGAAATCTCTACAGCCGGAGATACAAGAATTGTAATATCTGACCGAGTTTCTGCAAACTTAAATGTCGATTTGGAGTTTAATTCGGGCAACAATACGACAATAGTTGTAAAGTTGTTTAGTACCATGCAAACAAGCGAAGTTGGAGATATTACATACAATAATATCATGCTTTCTGATGCGGCAGACACCGACAGCACTTATCAGCCATATGCAGAAACAAACCAAGAGCTTACCAAGTCGAAGTTATCCTATGCAGATAATGGTATATTGGGTGCGAAGAATTGGTTTAATCCATTTGCTTTTATGTTTAGTGGATCGGCACTTACAACAATAACAGATAATGGTAAAACAATCAGAGTAGCGAGTGATACAGCAGGTACTTGGAAACACGCTGACTTTCAGACTTTTGTAGAAAAAAATACAGATTATGTATTTACAGTAGATGCGGATTATACAAGCGGTGAGGGAGCCGTTGGTATAGCCGACATGAACAATTCAACTTTAGTTGATGGTACTCCGTTTAAGGCTGATACTTCTATAAAATTAGCCTTCAATTCCGGCAATAATACTTATGTTCGTATTAAATTAGTATGCACAAGAGGTACAAGCGAAGTTGGTGATGTTACATTTAATAATGCCATGCTCCGTCTAGCATCCGATCCCGACAGCACCTATCAGCCATATGCTATGACAAACCAAGAGCTGACGGATATCGTTAAAGGCACAACAGACCAGATATCATACATAAAAGTAGGTAAAATGGTGCAATTAAAATTCACCGGCGATGCAATTACAAACGAAGATGGTCAAACACTTGGAGTATTACCTGTTAAATGTAAACCTGTAGATTCAATGTCTTTTTGTACTAAAGTATATAATGGGTCAAGTTATGTAGATGCCGTTATATGGATTCAACCTAATCGTGCGGTCAAGCTTAAAACAACAGGTGGTAGTACAGTAACGGGTGCGCAACCAAAATTTATTTTAAGTGGCGCAATTTTCATGTGCGAATAGGCTACATATGAATAAACTTATACAAATAATAATCGCAACATTAATATTCACAGCATTGGTAGGTATTGGAGTAGCATGTGTACTACTAACAAATCCGTTGTAAGAATGGGCGATATAACTGGCTATGACGATGCAGAAGTTGTCGAAGTAGAAGAGGAAGAAGAATCAGAATAGACTTGCCCATTTAGCATGGGAAGCAAGGGCATCCTTCGGGGTGTCCTTTTTTATGTTTCATAAATGGTACGCAGGTTTCAGATATGAAACTATTATTCCGGCATTCATGATGCTATGCTTTAATTACCAAAACGAAAGGAGCATAGCACTATGAAGATGACTAACGAAGAAATCAAAGTATACTTACAGTACGCAAAGGTTTTACTCGCTATCCATAAAGTCAAAGATGCACAGGTTGATGAGGCACTTGATATTGCTATCGACACCTTCGATGACGAAAAGGAAGCACACAGAGATTATTTGCTCTGATCATGTTGAATAGAAAAAGGGGGTGTGCTATATTAGCACATCCCTTTTGTTGTATGCTTGATATATGAAAACATTAGATAAAGTATTGATCATAATAGGAATATTTCTTGCAGCGTTTATCATTGCCACAGTTGTCATCTATACATGCAATGGTTGGCCTTACGATACACTTATTCCCTGCGTGGTCGGGGGATCTGTGCTTGAGGCAATAAATACTATGCTGATCACAGTAAGCAAAGTCAAACATGGGAAAGTAGACGAGGTGGCTGAATGAATGGAGATCAGATAGCAACAATAATAGTCGGTGGATTGTCATTAGTGGGATCTCTTGCCGGTACATTTGGGGGCATTATGGCATCGAGCCGCCTCACCGGGTATAGGATCGAACAGCTTGAGAAGAAGGTAGAGGCATATATAAGCAATCATAACGATATTGTGGCAAGGGTTATAAAGCTCGAAGATAATGACAAACTGTTTGAAGAAAAGCTCAAAGTAGCAAATCACAGGATCGATGATCTTGAAAAGAAGGGAGACTAATTATGGATTGGAAACAGAAATTATCAAGTAGGAAGTTTTGGATATGCGTAGCAGCATTTCTTGGCTCTGTAGCAGCTTCAATTGCCGGAATATGCACATCCGATCAAGTAGTTGTAGCCATTGGTATGGTCTGCGGCATTCTTTCAGCTGCAATATACGCATTCTGCGAAGCCTGGGTAGACGGAAAGGCCGTACAGAATGTCGAGTTCGAGGATGAAGATGAGGAATAGACAAGTCATAGTAGACAAGATGCGTTCTTGGGTGGGATGCCATGAAGGTGATTCCACCCATAAGCATATTATAGACACATACAATGCCCATAAGCCTCTGCCGAGGGGATACAAGGTGAAGTATACCGATTCCTGGTGTGCGACCACAGTATCCGCTGCGGCAATTGAGTGCGGCTATACAGATATCATTCCGCTTGAGTGCAGCTGTCAGCAGATGATTGATCTATATAAGGTCATGGGCATATGGGTAGAAAACGATTCATACGTTCCCTCACCTGGCGATGTCATCTTTTATGATTGGCAGGACAGCGGTGTAGGCGATAATGTCGGATGGTCTGATCATGTCGGTGTTGTCGAGAAGTGTGACGGCAATATTATTGTAGCCATAGAAGGCAACAACAAGGATGGAGTGAATAGGAGAAGTATCCAAGTCAACGGAAAGTATATCAGAGGATATGGTGTACCGAGGTATGACAAGGATACAGCCTCGTTTCCCAAGAAAGCACAGGGACTTGATCTTTCCCAAAACCAGGGAGCTATAGATTTTACAAAGGTCAAGAAGGCAGGCATTGACTTTGTCATCTTGAGATCTACGTTAAAAAGCAATAAACCCGATTCCAGGTTTGAACAGTATTGGGATGGTGCGAAGAATGCCGGTATTAAAATAGCAGGAGTATATAAGTATTCCTATGCCAGGACAGTTGCAGAGGCGCAGAAAGAAGCCGAGGGTGTTATCAAGCTGCTTAATGGTCGAAAGGTGGATATATGGCTTGATATAGAGGATGCGAGTCAGATATCTCTTGGAGTGGATGGCATAGCGCAGATAATCACCACATTTCTTACAACATGTGTACAGGCAGGCTACGAAGTTGGAATATATTGTAACCTTAATTGGTATAACAACTATGTCAAAGATGATATAAAGAAGATATGCAGATTTTGGATTGCCCGGTATTCCAAGAATGACAACGGATCTATTCCCGAGAGTCTACGTCCCAACATAAAGGGAGCTGTTATGTGGCAATACTCGAGCAAGGGCAAAGTCAACGGAATATCCGGGAATGTAGATAGAGATATCATGCTGTAGTTTCAGTTTTGAAACTTCAAAAGTGAAACTATATATTTCCCAATATTGCATGTATTATGCAAATAGGGGAGATATATTATGATTATTGCGGATTTTACCAAGCCGGAGCTTGATTATTTGAGAGACAATTGTAACTTTGTAGGGGATGAGATATATCTTTTCGAGGCCCGGAGTCGGGGTGTGCCGTTGGAGCGGATCGCTGAAGATCTGAATATGTCACCATCTGCCGCCAGGGCCTTGAGCCGCAAGGTCAATAAGAAGATTGTAAGGGTGAGTAAATGATCGTTTATTTCGCTATCCTAATAGTGTCATTGCCGATATTATTATTCAATTTAGC